AACCTTAGCTTGCGTTTCCGCAGCCTTGATCTGAACCATCTTGGCCTTCGTATCCGCGTCCTGCTTCTTGATCTGCATCTCCGCGATTTGCTTCTGCAACTCAGGCGGAATCTGACCTTGCGCCTGGGGCGGCGCCATGAACTGCTCGGGATTGTTCCACCCGATCGTCTGCAAGGCCGCCCGATCGATGGCAATCGGGTCATACAGCGTGGGGTTGCCCTGCTGTAGCTGCTTCAGAGCCATGATCTTCATCACGCGCTGCGTGTGGCTTGCCGTATTTGGGTCCGCCTGGGGAACCAGATCAGCATCGTTCAGCGCCATCAGGAATGTCTGCTCATCCCACTGGTATGCCGGGCGGCGAATGCGCTTCCAGAAGGACTCCGGGTTTTCCTGGAAGCACCGGGCCAGAAGCTGGAACTCCCGCGCCTGGGCGGCGTGAAGCCGCTTGTGGACGGCGTTCAGCACCTTGGTCGCCTGATCGATCATAGCCAGCGTGGTGCCCACGGGCGCGTCCGCACGGCCCTCACCGACCTGCTGTTCGCTTGTGCCCCCAATCCGCATGCCGGTCTCGGCCATGTTCCCCACCAGGGCCATCAGGGCTTGGGACGGCTCCTTGTAGGGCAGGGGCATGATGGCCTGATTGATCGGCATGCCACCCGTCTTGACCGGCGCCCCACCGCCCGGCGGCACGCGGAAGATGTTGGTGTTCTGCCGCGCGCCAACGTCCGCGAACAGGAAGCCGGGGAAATTGGAATACATGCCGGCATCGAGAAGTTCACGCCACGCCGCCGTGATCGCGTTCGTGGTGTTGCCCAGAATGTGCAGCAGGCCGATATCGTAGAACCCCAGGCCGGGCGTAAAGGTATACTTTACAAACGTATCACGCGCCTCGGGCAGTTCCTTGGTGTCCTCGTCGTAGTTCCTGACGATCGAAAGGATTTCACGCGAGGAAGCGTCAATGGTCACGCGATACGGAATCTCAAGCCCGGTCTCGCGCCCCTTGTTCTTATGTTCAAAGCCCTTGATGTCCAGTTCGCAGTAGCACTCGTAGATTTCCCGGTCCCGATCGTCTGGGTTCGCGGCGTTCATCGAGATGCCCTGCTGGGAGTTCTTCTCCCGCTTGACGGCGTCCGCATCCTCCGACTTGGGCGTGGATAAATCCATGTCCTTGTAGACACCCAGGATCTGGAGCCGCTTCACCGTGCTGGGCCGCATGTAGACACGGTGCGTGATGCGCTTGGCGTTGCTCAGGTCAGTGGCCGCATTGTTTACAATGAGATCGTCGGCATCCACCGTCTCGGACACCGGGCGATTTCGTAGCGGACAATAATAGACCTTCTTGAACGCCGTGCCCCCGAAGCCCAGCATGAACAGCATGCGGTCCGTGTCGGGGTAATACTCCGTCGCCACCGCCGTCAGATAGTGGTTCATATCTTTCTCAAGACAATCGGCCAGACGCTCTTGCTGGACTGTCTCGGTGTTGCTGTCGTTCCTGATCTTCACCGGCCCATCGGTGGGCAGGAGTTCCGACCGGGCGTTCGCCTGGAACCGAAGCACAGCCTCCAGAAGCAGCGGGTGCCGCACCTTGGACATCCCCTCCACCGGGGCGCCGTCCGCCGCGCCCTGGACCCCAGGCGCCTCCAGCTTCAGGCCCAACAGCTTCAGACCCGTGGCGCGGTCCTCGATCCACTCCTTGCGCGTCTCCAGGTCGTCCCGGATGCCACGCAGGAGTTCCTCGCTGATGCGGGACAGTTCCATCCCGTCGATCTCATCGACGAGGTTGTCGAACCACCCCGCGCTGGCCTTGCCGGCACGCTCCAGCGGATTGCCGTCGATGCTGACGGTAACGGACCCATCAGGATGGTTGATCCGGAGAATGTTCCCCGCGTCATCCATTTCCGGGGTGTCGGTGTCAGATACGCCCTCATCCACGACGACCTGAACGGGTTCGTCGTCCAGGCCTTCAGACGGCGCTGTCTGGTCTAGCCGGATGTTGTCCGGGTTCAGCCCTGCCATTGTCTACTCCGGTGTATTCCGCCTCCATCCGGCGGATGCCTTCCATGGCGGCCATGGTATCAGTATCGGCTTCAATAACATATACTTTCGTGCGTTCCGCAACATCTATGTCCCAGACAGTCACGGTCCAGTGCTGCGAACTGGTTTCATGCGGGTCAACGGTAGCGTTCAACTTCATCATTCTTCTTTCTCCCGATAGTAATGTTTTCCTGCGCTTTTATCTCCGTGTTGCGCCACGACCAGCACTGACCATCTTGTTGAAAACAAACCCAAATTAGGTCCATCTCGGGACCGTAGTCTATCAAGATGTGCGCCATTGCCTTCCCGCGCGGCGTGGTTACGGGCAGCGGCGGATTCAGTTGCAGCATGCTCATATTGGATACAATGCAGTCGGGGGCGAACCCGTGTGCCGCATGCCTTCCTCGATCTCAGCTTGCCGCTCTGGTGCCCGCGTCAGCATGCCCAGGTCGCGCATGTGGCGTATCGCCATCGACACGGTGTCCACAAGGTCATCGTTTTTCCCCTTGGGAAAGTTTTCGCATTGCGTGATCACCTTGTCAGCCCAGGATCGATCGGGGGCGTAGATCATCTCCTCGGCGAAAAGGTGAACGATGGAATGAACGCGGGCCACCTTGTCCTGGTTGCCGGGGTTCACAAGCTGCACCGCCCAACCCTCGTGCCCGAACAGGCGCCGTAGTTCCTGGGCCACACTATGCCCGGCGGCCTTGTCCTCGATGAGGAGCCTGTCCACCCGCATCTTGCGGCAGGTATTCGCCACCCGGACGACGAGGTCGTGTAGCTGTAGCCTCTCCGCCCAGGCATCCATCAGCATCAGGCGCGGCGCGGTCTCGGTGACCATCCGCTCTACCTGCCCGGCGATCCCATCCGCCCCGATGACCCGCGTGGCTTGGTGGACCGTGTCCCCGGTGAACACGCCCCAGACCGTCAGCGCAGAAAAATCATTCTCTTGCTTCGTGGTGTAGGCCGTGTCCAGGCTGGCCACGACGAAATCCATAGGAGGATATGCTCCGTCAGGCCAAAGCTGCCACCATTCCCGCTTCAGTATCTCGCCACCCTTTGGGGCTGGGCGCTGCTGTAGCTGTCCGGCGGCGGCGTATGGCCCGAGCGTTTTCTCCAGCAAAGATACTTCATTCTCGGGGAAGCGTTCCGGCCAGAGGAGTTCGCCTTCCTGGGTGCGCGGATCTTCCCATATGATCTCTTCCCCGTCCTCCGTGGCCCAGGCGGGCACGAGAACCGTATGGAACGATCGCTCTGGCTCGAAGCGCATGGGGAGGCATAGGTGCGTCCAGGCGCCCACCTGCTTTTCGAGGACGTGGCCACTGATGTCCCGGTCGGACAGGCGCTGGGCGATGACGATGCGGCAGCCGGTGACGGGATCGTTCAGGCGGTTATACCAAGCCGTGTCCCACCAGTTTATGGCGGCCTCGATCATGGCATCGCTGTTGGCCTCGGCGGCGTTGTTGAGATCGTCGGCGATGAGATAGTTGCCACCAAGACCGGTCGTCGTGCCGCCCACGGACACCGCGATGCGGGCGCCGTTCTTGTCGTTCTGAAACCGCGTCTTGGTGTTCATGTCGCCAACCAGAGCGAAGCGATCCCCCCATCTCTTTTGATACCATTCGGACTGGATGAGCGTGCGACATTTCACGCTGTCCTGCACCGATAGGCTCATTGCATACGATGCGTGGAGGAACTGGGCGCCGGGGCCTGACAGAGACGTGCGCTGGCTCTGCGCCCAGACCCAGGCGGGGAACATGGTCCCGCAGATCGTGGACTTGCTGAAGCGTGGCGGGATGTTGATCAGCAGGTTTCGTATATGACCATCGCAGCACGCTTGCAGGTGTTCGCACACTGCCTGGATGGCGTAGCCGCCTTGGGCGAACTGGGCACTATCGATCGCCGGCCACGCGGCTTCCACAAAGGCGTAGAGGTCGTCTTCTAGGTCCGCTTTTTCTATTTCAAGCAATACGTTACGGGCATCGAGCCTCGTGCCACCGATCGTGATCAGGCTCACGGGCCTGCCTCCCCCGGATGACAAAGCCCCCCTGGGCGTCCTGCGCGCCCGGCGAGACGTTCGCGCTCAATATCTGCCTGTTTGCGCTTCGTCGCACCGCTCTTACGGTCGCGTCGGCTGGGCATGGCCTCGACGCCGAAGTAGGCGGATGCGCCAGACAGGTCGAGAGACAAGAGCTCTTCATCGCCCAATGCGATTATTTGAGAAGGTCTCGTCGGCTTAACGCCCAACGCTAACATGACTTGACTGGCTATAGCGCGGGCGAGCGGCGGCGGAACCGCGTTGCCGATCTGTCTGGCCCCGTGCCATTTTGTGACATTAAAGCGGAACCAATCCGGGAAGCCATGCAGACGTGCCATTTCGCGCACTGTAATGCACCGATCAAACCGATAGTGAATCGGTCGTGGGCTGGTGAATGCACCTCGTGCGCCGTCCGTTCCGGCGCGCAGCGTATTAGAAACGCCCGTTTCTGAGAGCTTGAGGAAACGGCTGATGGGTTCGACCGATCCTGGTTCGGTTTCGGAGAACCGGCGGCGCGTGATATCCGTGTGTTCCGTTCGGCTGCTCGACGTAAGAAATGAACGATCCCAGTCACGGACGTACCCGAAGTGCCACGCTTCGTTGGTCATGCATCGAAGCTCGGCAGCGTAAGCGGAAGGTTCACTGCTTGTCCAGAATTTTGGACACTCCCTGGTAGCGTACGTAGTTGTCTTGACACTATCACTGCTCAGCAAGGTCTGAAATCGATCTGCATTCGGGAGGTCCCCAAGGGCATCTGCACAAGTCGGCCCTTGCGGCAAACCGTCATAGACGGCTTTTCGCCCTGCAAGATTAGCGATGGGCGAGGGATAATCAGGAAGCGTCTCTCCCTTCCTGCACCCGAACAGAATAAGGCGCTCTCGAAACTGCGGGGTCCCGAAGTTTCCGGAATTTAGAACCTTCCACGGTTGACGGACGTCGTATCCGGCCTCATCGAATGCGGCGACAAGTTCTTTGAGAAATTTTTGGTGTCTTCCGACTGTAAGACCTTTGACGTTCTCAAAAACGAATGTGCGGGCGTCGAGTTCTGAGACGATTCGAACGAAGTCCTGGACTAGCCTGTTACGTGGATCGTTCAGCGCGCGATGGCCAATAAGGGAAAAGCCTTGGCACGGTGCGCCCCCGAAAACGCAATCAACTTGTGCATTGCCGATGCCGGCGGCCTTGCGGATTTCCGTGCCGCTCAGGTCTTCAACGGACCGCGATACGATGCGCGAATTTGGGAAATTGAATTTGTGCGCGGCGCAGTGCACCGGATCGATTTCGACGGCGGCGGCAACGTCGAAGCCTGCCTGTTCGAACCCGAGGCTCATGCCCCCGGCCCCCGCGAAAAGATCGATTCCTATCGGCCTCATGTCCTGTCCTGCACTTGCCGGCCTTCGTTGAATCATACCACTAGCTTAGCCCAGTTAGTACAATATGTTGATCATTATCTAGAATTTATCCACAAAATCTTGTAGTCGAATGGCTTCCAGCTTCGGCTTTTCGGGCAGCGGGCGATAAGCCAGCTTGTGGTGGCCGGCGCAATACGGTCTACCAGGGCGCCGCGCTTTTTGGCACTGGGTGTAGGGGCGATCGTCTCCGTCCAGCCACTGGCATGGATCCACAGACCGCAGGATGGTCACGATCTCCATCCTGGGCGGCCTGGGGAGCCTGATCACCACGGGCGGGGGCTCAGGCGGGGCTACAGTGGCCTGGGGGACGACG